AGCAAGACCAATGTCATATCGTTTACGAAAGGCTCAAGATGAAATTGAGTATATGATTAAACAGGGTCCATTGGAAGATGAAGGAGTTTATGATAAGCCGGTGAATGCTATGAAATTATTACAGACCGCACAGAAAGCTTTGGGTAAAATTAAGTAGTGTAAAGTCAATAAGATGATATTTATATTTAGGAGATTATTATGAGTGTATCAACATATAAAAGATGGATGAAAGAATCATATCTGTATGAAGCTGATGGTATTGATAGGGATAATGAGAAGAAAGATTCCGATGCTGATAAAGTGGGTAGAGATGATGGTGATACTTGGACATCACCTAGTGGTAAATATGGTGGAAAATATAAAGGTAAAATAGAATATTTCGATGATGAAGATTCTGCTAAAGGTTATGCAAAATCTGGTTCTGCAGAAACGGGTGATGGTGAAAAAGAAAAACCAAAAGCCGAACCAAAGAAAGCTTCTATAAGTGCAACTGGTGGTTTTGCTGATGATGAAGAACCAAAAGATGAACCAGGTAAAGCAAATAAAGATACTTCATATTTGAGTATTGAGAAGGATGCGACTTCTTGGGAATACGCAGAAGAGGATTCTGAAAGTGCTAGATATAGTGGTACACTTGATGATTATTCTGGATTAGAAGGAAGAGTTGAAGATATAGTCACAAGAATTTCATCTGGTCAATCTAGTGATGAAGAGATTGAAAAAGCTGAACAAATGGCTGATAATTTTGAAAAGGCCGGAGATTTAAATGATGAAGGTGGGGATGACTTTGAAGATCTTGGTGTTGAATTGAGGGCTGGCTTAGACAAACACCATAGTATGAAAAATAGTAAAAAAGAATCAATCAAAGTAATCAACGGAAAAAAATATCGTGCAATTCAAGAATCCGTCAATAAAAGAATTTCTGTAAAAGAAGTTCATAAGTGGTTAAAGGGATTGGAAGAATATCGATATCGTAAGATACCAGGTGTTGATGCACGAAGAATCACTTCATTCGTAAACAATGGTTTAAGTGAAACGGATTTACCAAAATCATTACAAAAGAAATGGGAAAGTGCTAAATACAGTAGAGAAAAACATTTAGCTGATAAATTCGTAAAAGAAAGAATCAGTAGAAAATTAGCACGAAATGAATCAAATCATCCACTTAAAGAACAATATAATAAATTGTTCAAAAATAAGGTAGTATTATGAATAATATAAAATTAATGGGTATAATTGAAGACATTGGTCTTAACTTGGCTGATGACAGACCTAAAGTAAATAAACATGAAGTAATTGAAGCAGTAAAATCATATGCAAGAGTTGGAAAACAAATCCAAGTTAATAATAACATCATGGAAGCCGCTAAACAATTAGCTCAAATGGCTGAAGCTGCTCAAAATCATATACTAAGTGAAACAAGTGATTGGTTTGATGGAGTTAGTGTAAAGAGAAATATGAAAGAACTAAAAGGTTTGACAGGTCAGTTTAGAAAAACTGCTGTCGAGGCGAATGCCACTAATCAACGACTTTCTGCTCTTTACGAAGATATGGGAAATATATTAAACCGTTACTATGATATCGATGAGGCTTTAGATCCAGTCGGTGATGAAGATGATGATGTCGATAACGATGGCGATTCCGATGATAGTGATGCATATTTAAAGAAACGTAGAAAAGCTGTCACGAAGGCTGTCAAGGGAGATGGTTAGGGAGTTTTTATTTTGTTCATTATTGCTGTGGCAAATTGGTTTTATTGTTTATCTTTTATTAAACAAGTTTTATCAACCGAAGAAGTTATTTACACAACCATCTGTACGGCCATCTGTGGTTGAAGTAGATTTACCAAAACCAAAACATATTGACATAGAAGTGAAAAAACAAATTACTACAGAGAAACCAACAACATCATCGGTTAAATCAGATGAAGTTATCAAAGGTAAAGTAAAGACTCAAAAGAGTAAATTAAGAAAATTAACAAGAGGGTTATAATATGGCAAAAGGTTTAGATTGTGGAACATCATTTTATATTGCTGCTACAGAAGATACGATTAAAAAACAACGAAACGCATTCTTAACTGTCGATGGGGAGGTGAACCAAGTCAAGAGAATGTTAAAAAGACAAGGAATACCTTTTGTAGAAAAAGCAAATAAAGTACATATTGTTGGTAAACATGCTTTTAATTATGCTCAAATATTCAGTACGGCAGAATTAAAACGACCTATGAAAAGTGGGTTGTTAAACCCAATCGAAAGAGATTCTTTACCTGTATTAAATGCTATTATTGGTGAACTCTTAGGTGATGCAAAAGAAAATGAAACTTGTGTTTATTGTGTTCCAGCAAAACCAATTGATGTAGATAGAGAAGTATTATATCATGAAGATGTATTAAGAACAATTATAGAACAATACGGATATGATGCAAAAAAGATTGAAGAACCAGTTGCACTTGGATATGAAGGATTAGTTGATACACAATTAACTGGAGTGTCAATTTCAATGGGTGCTGGTATGTGTAATATTGCCGTAATGTATCAAGGAATGACATCATTATCTTTTAGTGTAAGTCGTGGTGGTGATTGGGTTGATGATAATGTTTCAATGGATACTGGAGTTTCAAAAGCAAAAGTGACATATATTAAAGAATCATCCACTACATTGGATTTAAGTAGTGCAACTTATCAAAATATTTATGAAGAAGATACCGATGAGGCAAATGTATTGATTGCAATTCGTTCTTATTATGGTGCTTTGATTAATTATTTATTGACAAATCTAAAGGTTCAATTTGAAGGAGTAGAAAATGTTCCTAATTTTCCTGAACCAGTACCAATCGTAATAGGTGGTGGTACGGCATTAGTAAAGGGATTTTTAGATGTCTTTAATGAACAATTTGACCAAGATGAATTCCCAATACCAATTTCAGAAATAATTCTAATAGAAGATGCTCATGTGGCTGTAGCTCGCGGGTGTTTGTCTGAAGCACAATTAATTGAAGAAGATAATGATGAATAAAAAACAGAAAAAAGATTTACAGAAACAAAATAATGCATTGATGCACGTGGTGGTAAAAGATAATAATATTGAACGAGCTCTTAGGGAATTTAAAAAAAGAGTAAAAAATTCTAACTTATTATTAGAATTACGAGAACGAGAATATTATGAAAAGAAATCTTTGAAAAAAAGACGACTTGGAAAGCTCCGAGCATTGAAAATAAAACTGTCACAAAAAGATTAGTTTTTAGTTTTTACTTATACTTATATATAACCTCAATACACCATGTCTATATGGTGTCTAAAATAGAAATTCCTATTAAAGTTCCAGAATAACTTTATTCCAATATAACACATATATGGAGACAATTATGTCTGATTTACTAAAAGAAGCTATTGCAGATGCAAAAGCAGTACGTGAAACGGCATTACAAAACGCTAAGATGGCTTTAGAAGAAGCTTTTACTCCACATTTGAAATCAATGTTATCAGCAAAACTTGCTGAAGATGATATTGAAGAAGATGATAATCCTTTTGCTGATGATGAGGAAGAGGATGAGGAAGAAGCTGAAGATATGGCACGGTCTCATTATCGTGAAGATGATGATGAAGAAATCGGTGATGAAGAAGAAATCGAATCTGATGAAGAAGAAGTCGAAGAATCTGAAATTATTGAAATCGATGGCGTGAAGTATGCCCCAATAGTATCCGAAGAAGATGAAGAAGAAGAACCTATTGATGATGAAGAAGATGAAGATATGGGTGAAGAACTTGATCTTGAAGCTGTAATCAAAGAACTTGAACAAGAAATTGCTGAAGCTGATGACTCTGATGATGAAGACCTTACTGAAGGTCCTGATGATGAAGAGAAAGAAGAAAAAGTATCTGAAGAAGTTGAAGAGATTACGGAAGAAGATGATGATGAAGATGAAGATAAAGACGAAGTTGATGAACAATCTACACCTGAATCTGAAGAAGATACTGAAGTTCACGAGTCTGTTGATGACATACAAGCAGAGCTTAAAGAATATAAGGAAGCTGTCACATTTTTACGTGATAAGCTTCATGAAGTTAACATCCTTAATGCAAAACTTTTATACACGAATCGTTTGTTTAAAGAATTTGCCCTAAGTAATGACCAAAAACTCAAGATTGTTGAGACCTTTGATAGAGCTCAAACAACTCGTGAAATTAAATTGGTTTATTCTACTTTGGCAGAATCTTATACAGATAACGGTTCAGTTAAAAAGACTGAAATTAAGGAATTTGCTAGTAAAAAAACTGGAACAACTGCACCAAAGACAAAGATTATCTCGGAAGAGAATCAAGTCGCAGATCGTTTCAAGAAACTTGCTGGCATTTTAAATGATTAATCACAATTAATTTTGGAGAACGAAAATGAGTGATATAAACACACTTCTCGACCCTTCCCCTATGCGGAAGCAGAAAGAAGAATCACAAAAACTCGTAGCAAAATGGAACAAATCTGGTCTTTTAGAAGGCATGGAAAATGAGTGGCAAAAATCTGGTATGGCTGTATTGCTTGAAAACCAGGCTCGTCAATTAATTTCTGAGAATTCTAAAACATCCCCAAACGCCGGTGGCGGAGTAGGTGATGAAGAATGGTCAGGAGTTGCTCTACCTTTGGTACGAAGAGTATTTGGTAACATCGTTGCACAAGAACTTGTTTCTGTACAACCGATGAACTTACCTTCCGGTCTTGTATTCTATCTTGATTTCAAGTATGGTACAACTGCTGGTAAATTTACAGCTGACCAATCCCTAGGTGGTAACACTGGTCCTAACACTCCATCTGGATCAACTGGTCCTTATGGTGAAGATAGTGGATTCTATGGAACTGGTCGATATGGATATTCCATTAGTGCATCAAGCGTGGCTGTTACTTTTGCGAGTGCAACTCAAGCATCTTTTCAAGATATTGATTTCAATTCCGAAGTCTCTGCATCTTGTGCTACCGCTGATAAGTTTTGGACAGTAACAACTGCTAAAAGTGGTTTTACTAACCCTGACTTAAAGGCCATTAGAGCTTGGAGTTTCACAGACGCAGGTACTGGTGCTTTAAAGGCAAAAGTCTTACCACAATTTACAAAAGTTGTTGGTGCTAATGTACAGCTAGTTGTATCTGCATCCAGTGCTGCTAATGCATCTGGTTCCTATACGGTTAAGTATCTAAAAGACACCTCTGCTGCTAGTCGTGGTGATTTTGAAGATCGTATCGGTAATGCTACTGTTGATCAACTTTCAATTCCTGAAGTCAA